CCAACTGATTGGTGGAAAGCAGGTACACCATCACAAATAAAACCTTATTTATTAACTTATTTTACGGTTATAGATACAGACCTTGCAAACGAATATCAACCAATCAATATAAAAGCTTATTCTGGTTACGCTAATTTTTTACCAAAAACTGAGCCAAATAAAGTCTTTCAATTAAGTGTAGGTGTTACCCAAGCAGATGCTGACGTAAACAACTTAATCCAAGATTTGGGTTATGATAGTTTTGGTGGTTTTGGTGAATTTTCTAACAGAGGGTCTATAGATAGTTTTGTAACCACGCCAAGTTGGGTAGATAATGTTAATAAATTCAGAACGTTAGCTTGGGGCAATACTTATGAATTAAAAGGTCCGAATGGTTTTACTTCTGAAGAAACAGAAAACTGTAATTTAGCTTATTTATTTTTACATCTACTAAAACCAACACCTTTAGTAACTAGAGGTGTAGATAAAAATTTTGATTTACTTTATAATACCACATTAAAATTTGATGAAAATAAATACCCATCAAAGTTGTTTTCTATTAAAAATTTTAATATATCAGGAGGTATTGTTAAAGTACCTAAAGCTTGGATATTAGCTTTGGGGGCTCAGTTATGGAGATGGAGAAGTTTTGTTGGATGGGATAGTAATAATGGTATTTGGACAAAACCTTTAAAAGGAGAATCACCAAAAGGATTTGACCCTTTAGCCCAACCTGGATATAATTCTGGTTTTGGTAATTTTAATAAAACTTATGCGGGGATAGATAGAAACCAATTTTCAGATTATTTAAATAGAGTTTATAACGGTAACGGTAATTGGGCCTCAAAGATTCAAAAAAGTGTATTTCATGAAAACTATACGAATTTTGGGAAAAATTTAAAAACACGATGGGGTAATGATAGTGTATTTGAAATTGGATCTAGAGATGATGTTCATATTAAAGATGCAAATAACATAAATATTGGAGAGAGCACTTTCGCTTTTGATTATTACGGGGTTGTTAGTGATTCGGGTAAAAATGGTGGTCCAGCTAATTTTTACAAAGATAGGGTTATTAACCTCGATAGTAATAATTATAATTGGGGTAAGGTAAGAACTTTTCCGACATTATTTACTTACCCAAGTCAAACATCAAACAGAGTTAACAGCAGTACATATTATTATTCATGGCCTACACAGTATATAGCACCACATCACATACCTTATATACACCCAATAGTATTTTATGACGGAAAACTTAACATTGGAGGACCCGAACAGTACTCTCTTATAAACCCTTACGCCTTTACTCAGACAGGATGTTACAGATTAGATTACCAAACACTAATGCCTCAAACCCGTTTAGGAAATCCATACTATGAACATTTAACCAACAACGCGTCATTTACTGAAAGAAGTCGATTAGCCGACGGTGATTTAGGATTCGTAATTCAAAATTTACCCGATATTGTAAAAAATAAAATAATAGAATACTTTACAACGTGGGCTACTAGTGAAGGTGAAGATGGTTGGGGTGGTATATTAAAAATTATTGACCCAGTTCATTTTGCTGAAGGTACGACTCAAATGAGTACCTATTATGATAATACAACAGAAGCAGATGCTTTAGATGAAAATCTTAATGGTGTAGCCTTTCTTTTAAAAAATGATTCAAACACACAAAGTGTTGTTGACAAACTACTGAAAACTTCTGTTTATTTAGTTAATTCAACACCTAAAATATGGTACGGTCAAGAAACATTTACAGATGATTTTAGAGTAGATAAAGAACTTTTTGAGGCTTATTTGACAGAATTTTGGCTACTAATAAAAGATAATAAAGATGCTGTTATAAAAAACATTACAGATAAAAGTGCTGAAAACGATAAAGGATATGGACAATCATCTTTAGAAGATGACGACATTAAATTGTCTTTATATCGTACATTTAAATCAATGACAGATAAATGGATTTCAGCCTCACCAGGACAGGGCCAACTATTTTTTAATATTTTAGGTAACGGTATTGATAGTAAATGTGGGGGATTTAATGCGGGAGATAAAGGTGTTTTAGCAGCACATTTTCAATACGTAAATAGGGTTATGGGTGATATTGGAAATGATGCTGTAATAGACATTACAAAATTAAACCAACTCAAAGACAATATTAAAATCACACTTTACCAATATATTTCTGATTTATTAACTGAAAACGAATACATGTTTTATCCTTTACCGGCTTATATTAATTTAGCCGCAAAAGGACTACAAGAAAATGATTTGTTAGATATGTTTAGACCTTCTTTAAATTTTGAAAAAGTAAGTTGTGGACCATTATTTTTATCAATGTATGTTGGCGGAAATTCAAGACAATTAAGCTTTAAAGCAGCCTCTAACTGTTCCGCAGATATTACACCTAATTTTGACAATGATAGTTTTAATTTAAGTATTGAAGGTATTGAAAAACCGGATGAATTTTTAGGTACTAGTACTAATAATAGCACACCTGGATTTACAGCATTCAAAGTTGTTTATGGTTTAGAAAACCAAAACCACTTTAAAAATATTCAGTTAGACCAAACAGAGTTTAGTGAAACAGCAGAATCTTTATTAGTTGTAGATAAGTTGGCCCAACAAGGTGGTACTGACCAATCAACAAAAGGACAAAACTTAAATTCCGTATACTTAACACGTTCTTATACATGTACCATGGAATCATTGGGTAACATGATGATACAACCAATGATGTATTTTGATTTGTTTGGTGTTCCAATGTTTAATGGAGCTTATCTTATAACAGAGGTGAAACACAATTTTAAACCAAATCATGCTACGACTACATTTAAAGGTACAAGACAACCAATTGCAACAATACCTATTGTAACAGACGCCGCAGTAGCTATGACACTTACTTTAAAAGATATTAAAGCAAGTACAAATGCTGGTAGCATTACAACTAATTCAAACTTAAAATCGATAGGTAAACAAAATCCACCTATCGATTCTAGTATATTAAAATTATTTACTAATCCATTTACTTGTGATAAAAAGGCCAAGGTAACCAGTCAGTATGCCGTAAGACAAATAGACAAGGGTGCTGGAAGTTTAAGTGAAAACCATTGTGGTTTAGATATCTCACCAGGAAATGCGAATGAGTATTACACAGACGGACCAAATAAAGGTAAAGGAAAATCGGTAGAGGTTGTTTCAGTCTATAACGGTGTTGTAACAGACGCTAGAGCAATGAGTGGTTTTGGAGCACCACCAGATGGTGGAGCAGTAGTTATTAGATACGGTGAAGATAACGGCTCAAAACCTTTTTCTGATAATTATTTTTATTTTTTTGTATATGGACACGTTACACCAAAAGTAGGTTTAATTCCGGGAACAATTGTAAAGGCAGGTGAAGTTATTGGTAACGCTGTTTGGCCTAACAGAGATGCTAATGGAGAAAAACTTTTTAACACCGGTTTACATTTACATTTACAAGTACATAGACAAACAGAAAATCAAAAAAATTGGATTTCTGGCTGTGCTAACACTGTTAACCCCTCTTCTTTTTTAAACCAAAAAGAAAACTGTATTGGAAACGTACAAGAAGTTATTTTTGGTACTGGGGATGATATAACATCTAAAGCCGGTAACGTTAATGTTGTTAGATATAATACAGTAAATACTACACCAACAGAAACCTCAAATTATTATAATACTATCTTAACAAAACTAGGAGCACCAATTACAGACGGTAATATATTATTTTTAAAAGCTTGGAGACAAGCTGAAGGTGGTAACGCAACTTGGAACGGGTTTAATACTACTTTAAATAAACAAAATTCAACAAATTATAACGAAGATAAGGTTAAAAATTATGTAGACGGTGAACTAGGGGCTCAAGCTATTGTAGATACATTACTTCAAACTCCAGGGGGTAGAGGAACATATTATAAAAATATCGTGGATACTTTACGTAAAGGAATTAAAGACCAAAATGATGCTAAAGAATATGCAAAAAATTGGCAATTAAAAGGTGGTGATTTATTTACTTGGGTTAACGGACCTAATGGTCCGGCAACTGGAGAACAGTATGAAAAATTTAAAAACGGTTACGTATATAATGTTTTAAAATACAATGTAGGCACAGGTGATTTAAAAAAACAAGCTTAATTTCTTTTTCCACAATAAGGGCCTAAACCACTTTTGACTGATTCAGGGGTGGTTAGTTTTTTTCCACACTTACCACATTTACCTGAGTGATAAACTTTAACAGTTTTATAACCATTTGGGTTTTTAAAATAATGTTGAAAAAACCATTCAATAACTTTATTAGAAGTGGAAGAAAAACCAATTTTACTTTTTGCTGAATGTCTGTACAACTGATTTTTACCACCAAAGTAACTACCTAAAAAAGTATATGAAGATTCATTATCCGAACCTGTTAAAACAGAAACATAAAAAATATCTGATTTAACATCAGAAGTACCCCAACCAGCTTTACGAATACGATATGTAAAACGATTACCTGTTTGTTCATTTACAACAGTAAAAATAGCTGTACCAGCAAATATAAAATTTTTTAACGTTTCAGAAGTAAGTTCGTGATTGGTTTCTTTTTTCATTTTTATCTCTTATATTTAAAACAAAGATACAAAAATGATTATTGTTGGCAATATAATTACAAAAGAAAGTATAACAGGAATACCTAATAATTTCGATATTTACGAAACCATACCAACAACTGACACACCCAATTTAATCATTGGTTGGGAACTAACAAAAACTTTATGTCCTGAAGCTTCTATTTTAAGAAAAAAAATTAAAGACAATCTTTATTGGACATTTTCACCAACAGAAAAAAGAAGTGTATTTGAAAATGATTTAAAAAAATATATAGATAAATCTTATAAAGATTATATTAAAAATATAAAATTTTACAATATAGACCCGATAATTTATAAAATAAATACTATTGATGAATTATTGGGTAAATTAAGTATCGTTGCAGGCGGCTTTACATATTTATATGTAAATAAAATTGTGTATGTATATCACAATTTTATTATTTATTCTATCGACCTTGAATTATTAAATTTCATTGGTTTTGATAGAAAAATAATTTTAAGTTCATTAAAAGAAACAACTAACTTTTCTGATTGTGATTGGGAGTTAAAAAACTTTAAGAATGAACTTAAATATTTAGATATAAAATATTTGCCATACTTAATATATAAAGATGCAACAAAAAATATTACTTCTAGCTTCGTTCCTTAAGGCTGAAAATCTGGACCCTTTCTTAGATAAAATCAAAAAAAAATTTGGAGTTAAAAAAGAAAATGTTTTTTTCTTTAAAACAGAAGAAGATTATCTTTTAACTTATAAAATAAATATAGATGTTGAACATAAAATCAATATTAAAAAGGAACTACCCAAAACAATCCAAGTCCATAAAAAAGGTGATACTATTTTTACAATTAATGCTTTAAACAAACTTATTGAACAAGAAAGTGGTTTGGGTGGTAACGTTAATTATAAAGAGTATAAAATAGATTGGGAAAAGTTTAAAAACAAAATTATTTTGTTAAAAGGTGACAATCTTGAGATAAACACAATTGAAAGGATATTTTTATCTGAATCTTGATATTTATAATAAAAAAGAAGTTATGATTACAGATAGAAATAAACAAAAATCTGAAAAAGAAATTAAGTCAAAACTTGATTCTTTTTTATCAAACAACAAACAAGGGTGTCAAGATGAGGAATGTTTAATGAACAACCCTGAAGAAATTGTTAAAAGAGAAAATAAGAAAATCATCACAAACGATGGTCGTCAATTATTAAGTGAATATACACAAAGATAGTGGATAGAAAAACTTATATAAAAGAATGGAAAAAAAATAATCCAGAAAGATAAAATAAACACATATGAATAAATTAAGCGAAGATTTAAAAAGACATAGAGAACTTCTTGGTTACGATCCAACTAAAGGTACAACTACCTTAACTGAAGTGAGAAGACATACCTATACCATGGATGAGGAAAACACTGATTATGCTGACGAAGAAGAAACCGAAACAGAAGAAACCGAAACAGAAGAAACCGAAACAGAAGAAACTGAAACTGAAGAAGGTGAAGACAATCCAGATTTTGATTTTGGTGGTGAAGAGGGAACTGAAGAAGAAGGTGGGGAAGAAGAAACAGATGATGAGTTTGGAACCGCTGATGAATTCAGTGCGGTTGATGATATTGAATCTGAAGAAGATTCTGATACAGAAGAAATTGATGTTACTGATATTGTAAAAAGAGCTGACGATGCTAAAGGTTACGCTGAAAAGGCTGTAACAGCTGCTGAAGAAGGTAAAAACATGATTCAAGATTTAATGACTAAATTTGAGGCATTACAAACATCTCTTTCCAAAATAGATACGGTATCCAATGAAATCCAATCAATGAAAAAAGATATCCAATCTCAAAGGCCAAAAGAAAAATTAGAATTACGTTCTTTAGACTCATATCCTTTTAATGTAAAACTTACTGATTATTGGAATGATGAGAAAATAAAAGCTAATTACGAGATTAATGGCGGAACACCTGATGCTGAAAGTCCAGATGGTGAAGTTAAGGTTTGGAAATTAGACCCAAATGAAGCTAAAGATTTTAGTACTGTTGATATTAAAAAATCTTTTGTTCCTGAGTCAAAATCTAAAAAAAAGGTTTTAACTGAGAATTTAATTCTAAATAGTAGACAACAAACACAGTTTATTGATTTATTAAAAAATGAATTACCACATGAGTATAGAATAATGGTTGGTGGAATGACTGAAAGTGGTATAGATTTTTATGATATAGAAAAGGATGGTGGTAAACATGTTTCACTAACCTTAAACGATGTCAACAGTCCAGAACAATACATAACTCTATTTAGAATGGATGAATGGGATGAAGATTTTTTAGGTGATTACGAAAAGATTGGATCTTCAGTAGAAGAAATCTTTTACAACGTTAAAGATAATTTGATTAGAGATATTAAAAAATCTTTTGTTCCTTAATCAAAAATTTAATAATAAAAGTAAAAAAATAAAGAGGGGGTTTATCCCCCTTTTTTGTTTACTAACACCTAACTTTTTATTATACTTGAATTAAGTATTTTAAGTTAAACAATTTAAACAAAAACAAAATGAGTAATGTATTAGATGCGATTATGTCGCAGTATGAAAAAAACAAAAACTCTGGTGGAGGAAAATCTTTCGAAGAGAAAGACTTCTCAAAGTACTTTAACACAAGATTAGAAGATGGAGAAAAGAATGGTGAAGTAACCATTCGTTTAATGCCGACCAAAGAAGGTGCATCACCTTTTGAAGAAGGATATTTCCACGTAATGCAGGTTAATGGACAATGGAGAAAACTTTATTGCAGAGAACACAATGATGGTGAAACCTGTCCGATTTGTGAAGTAGAAAAAGCTTTAAAAGCTACAGGTAGTGAAGAAGATAAAAAAATTGCTAAAACCTACAAGGCTAGTAAATTTTATTTAACTCGTGTGATTGACCGTTCAAAAGAAGATGACGGAGTTAAAATCTGGCGTTTTAAACACAACTACAAAGGTGAAGGTGAATTAGATAAAATGATTCCACTTTTTACTAAAAAAGGAAATCTTGCTGATGGTAGAGAAGGTCGTGACCTTACACTTATGTTAGGTCGTGGTGATAAGAACAACACCAAGATTACTTCTATTATGGCAGAAGACCCTTCAATGTTAACAGAAAACAAAGAAAAGGCTAAAGCTTGGGTGAAAGACACAATGTCTTGGAAAGAAATTTACAAAGCATCTCCTGTTGAGTATCTTGAGATTATCGCTAACGGTGAAAATCCTGTTTGGGATAAGAAATTAGAAAAGTTTGTTGCTAAAGGTGAAGAAACTGTTAAGAAAGATACACCTACAACAAGTGCTAAGTATAAAGCCCCAGTCGTTGAAGATGAGGCTGATGACGATGAAGAAATGCCATTTTAATTAAAAAACTATGTCTACAGTAAAGAAATCAATAGGTAAAAAAGAGTTCTCACTAGATTCTCTAAAAGATAAATTTAGTACAAAAACCAAATACAAGGCTGATAGATTTATCGACTTGGGTTCGGCTTTTCAAAAGGCAACTGGTGTACCAGGACCTGCTCTTGGACATTTAAACGTTTTCTTAGGGCATTCTGACACAGGTAAAACAACAGCTTTATTAAAGTCAGCTATTTGGTGTCAACAAAACGGTATATTACCAATTTTTATTATTACAGAAAAGAAATGGAGTTTCAGTCACGCCCAATTAATGGGTTTAGAAGTTACCGAATCAAACGGTAATTGGGACGGATTTTTTCTTTTCCGTGATGACTTTGATTATATAGAACAAATAACTGACTATATGAATGAAGTTTTAGAATCACAATCAAAAGGTGAAATTCCTTATGATATTTGTTTTTTTTGGGACTCTGTTGGTTCTATACCTTGTAAAATGACTTATGATGGTAAAGGTGGTAAAATGCATAACGCATCAGTATTATCTGACAAAATCGGAATGGGTTTAAATGGTAGAATTACCTCATCAAGAAAAGAAACAACCGCAGACGGTAAACCAAACAAGTATACAAATACTATTGTTTTCGTTAACCAACCTTGGGTAGAACTACCAGATTCACCTATGGGACAACCAAAAATTAAAATGAAAGGTGGTGAGGCTATATACCTTAACAGTACTTTAATTTTCTTATTTGGTAATCAAAAGGGAGCCGGTACTAATAAAATTATGGCAACTAAAAACGGTAGAAAAATTAAATTTGCTACTCGCACCAAAATTTCTATACTTAAAAACCACGTAAATGGTATTGGTTATGAAGATGGTAAAGTTATTGTAACACCACATAGTTTTATTGACGATACAAAAGAAGCTGAAGAACAATATAAAAAAGAATATTCTGATTTTTGGTCTGAAATGTTTATTAAAAACGGATTGGATATAAAAGAAGGAGAAGATTTTGAATTAGAAGGTTCATCAACAGACGTAGATTTAGACGGTTTAGAATAATATGAAAGTAAATTACGAAAGGTTAGTAGAATTAAATAAAGAGGCTCTGACCGCTGATAGCGGGCAAATGAGTTGTTTTTACCTCATACAGCAAGGTCTTGAAAGATACTTAGGTGGTGAAACCATAGCTAATGAGTATATTAATTTTTTAACCCAAATAGGTGTACTAGAACCTGAAAAAAAGATTGTTAAACCCTTTAATTTTATGGGTAATGACGGGCCTGAAGGTAACTAGAAAAAAAGAAAAAACAAAAACACTTCTTATTGATGGAAACGTTCTTATGAAACGCTCTTACAACGGAGCTAAGAACGTTTTCTACAAAGAAGTCCATATCGGAGGAATCTTCCAGTTTTATACTACATTAAGAAAACTTATCGTTGAATTATCAGTTGATAAAGTTATTATTATGTGGGATGGTGAAAGAGGTGGTTATTTAAGACTTGATTATTATCCTGACTATAAAGGCAATAGACCAAAGTTCTTCGATCAAAACTACGAAATTCAAAAATTAAAAGTTAAAGCTTACGCTGAAGACTTATCCCTAAGACAATACGAACACCCTGATTGTGAATCGGATGATTTACTTTCATTCTATGCTTTAAATAAAAAGAAGAGTGAAGAAGTTATTATATACACTAACGATAGGGATTTATGCCAACTTATTTCTGAAGATGTTACTTTATACCTAGCTGATAAAAAAGTTTTAGTTGGTATTGGTAACTATTCATGGTACTTCCAACATTACTATGAAAATGCTGGTTTAGTTAAGATTATTGAAGGTTGTTCCACAGATAATATAAAAGGTATTGATGGTGTAACTGAAAACACTCTTATCACACATTTTCCTGAAATAAAAGAAAGAAAAATTTCTTTGGAAGAGATTATTGAAAAATCTAAAGTTTTAAAAGAGGAAAGACAATTAAAAGTATTCGATTCCATAATCGAAGGAAAAACCAAAGGGACTCATAAAGGTAATGTTTATGAGATAAATAAAATTATAATTGATTTACATCAACCACTTCTAACCGATGAGGCTAGAGAAGAAGTTTTAAATCTTATAAATTTACCTTTAAACCCTGAAGGACGTGATTATA